CGTCGACAAGCCGCAGCTGCTCAAGATCACGCGCATGTTCGGCACGGCGCTGGGCAACAAGACGAAGCCGTAGTGGCGAAGTCGATCAGAGCCAAGATCGACCTGAACAAGTCCAGGCGTGTGGAGAGAGAAGTCGCCGCGCGCCTGGACGCAGCCCGCCGCCTCGCAGGCAAGCAGATCGTCGAGCAGGTAGCCGAGGAGGTCCGGGACATGATCCCGAACCGCGGCGGCTGGTACGCGATCTACAGGGAGGCGATTCAGTACTTCTCGTCGAGTGACGGCACCAAGTGGGCGGCCTCCGGGCTCTGGCCGAAGTCGTCGAGTGAGTTTCCGGCGGACACCACGCTGATCGAGTTCTCGCTTGGTGTCCAGACGGTCGGTGATCCGAACAAGGTCACGGAAGCCTTGGTCGCCTACAACCCGTGGACGGTGGATCGACTCCCCGCTCTGAACGGTGGAATCCAGGCAGAAGCCAAGGCGAAGCCAGCGTCCGCAGCGGAGGTGACCGCCCAGCGAGACCGCCTCTTGGCCGCGGCCGACGCGATCAAGCAGCTACTTCTCGCTGCCGGCGCGACTTACGTCAACGAGGTGCCGACGATTCAAGGCAAGGTCTACGCCGACGTGGCCTTCATGGCGAAGTGCTTGGAGCACGGACTCGCCGGGTTCCCGAGGACGCCTCACTGGGTCAAGGCGCTCCGCCAGGTGCAGCAAGACGCTCGAAGCCTGGTCGAGCCTGCCAAGGACCAGGTGCAGCGAGTTCTCGACGGCAAGGAGCGGGTCTCGGATAAGGGTAGTGAGATGCCGCCTGGTCTTGCCGCCAAGATCGGGCTTGACGCCTGATCTTGACCAGGCTGTAGTTTATGGCGCCCAGCTGCCTTGGTCCGTAGAATACGCCCATGCCGCCACCGCGACTCCACGGCAGCCGCACAGGTCACGTTGACCTGCTCGCCTACGACCAAGCGGTCGCAGAGGGGCTCGGCGCGGTACTCGATCCGGTCAAGCGCCAGTACTACGTCTCGTTGCTCAATGCCCAGGGCAAGGGCATCTTCGTTCGGCCAGAAGGTAGTGACGCGCCCAAGGAGATCACCAGGGCGCTAGTCGTGTTCAAGCAGAGCGAGCCGACGCACACCGAGTTCGACGTCCCCGCGCTCATCATCAACCGAGATGACGTGTCGCCGGCCAAGGACCGGCTCGTCTCGGTAGCCGAAGCCTACCGAGTCCCCTGCGAGGACGCCCAGCAGGTCGTGATCGGCGGCTACGTCGGCTGGACGAGCTACGAGACGAAGGAGCAGGAGTGGCCCTTCGACTTCACCTACACCATCGAGGCGTGGAGCCGCTATCGTACGGTGGCCCAGATGCTTCACCAGAAGGTGATGGTGAAGTATCCTCTCAACGGGAAGTTGCGTGTCGTGGACTCGCTCGGCGTCGAGCGCGTCTACCACACGTTCACCGAAGGAACGGCGGACCTGACCCAGGTGAACTCGCTCGTGGACCGACTGGTCGGTTACAGCTTGACCATGAGGGTCGAGGGCGAACTCACCAACGAGAAGATCGGTTACTGTGTCCCGGCCTTCACTGGTGGCACAGTCCCAGACGGTGGAACCAGCGGCGGTGGCGGATCCGGGCCTCCTGGTCCGGTCAATCCAGACGGGCCTGGCGAACAGCCGGTGCCTGGTGGTGGAATGGAGCCTGACGCCCTCTCTGGTGACGGTCAGCCAGCGAAGCGGATCACGGTCATCGGGCCGACTGAAGCGGTCCCGGGGAGCAACGAATGAGCGCGACGTACTACCAGGTCGTGGGCCGCAACCCGTGCATGATCGACTACCCGACCGGTGACTCCATCGCGCACCGGCCAGGCCAGATCTTCGAGGCCCACTCGACGAACGCCTCCGTCCAGCGCGCGGTTCGCGCCGGTCGGCTGCGCGAACTGAGCGAGCGCGAGGCCGGTGCCCTGCGGAACGCCGAGGCGGTCAAGGTCAAGCTCAAGCTGGGCACCCACTCGTCACAGCAGGCCAAGCCGAAGGCGGAGCCGCCCAAGCCGGCGGAGCCGATCAAGCTGAACAAGTCCAGCAAGGCCCAGTAGCCACCCGCGAAGAGGAGACTGACACATGGCGACGTTGGAGATCCTGAGCCCGGGTGTCTACGGCTTCGAGCGCGCCCCGGCCCGCGCCCCAGAGGGCGTCTCTCCGGCCAAGGCCGCGTTCGTCGGCTGGACGGACGAGGGCCCCGAGAACACGCCGGTCGAGGTGCGCTCCACGGAGGAGTTCACCACCATCTTCGGCCCGATCACCGCTCTCGGCATCGTGCCGATGGAGGTCCGCGCCTTCTTCGCCACCGGTGGTGAGCGCGCCTACATCGTGCGCGTCGTCGCCGCGGACGCGGTGAAGGCCGAGGTCGAGGTCGATCCGGTGCCGGGTCCGACCAAGTGGACCTTCCGGTCCAAGGGCTCGGGCGTCTACGGCAACGACACGACCGTCCGCATCCAGGGCAACCAGAACTGGCTCGACCGGACCCCGGGCGCCCCCGCTTGGGAGAAGTTCGACCTCAAGGTGATCCGTCCGTCGGACTTCGACCCGACGATCCTGGAGGCGAAGGAGACCTACGAGGCGATCCAGTTCTCGGACCCGGACGCCTCCGACTACGTCATGAACGTGTTCTCGGACCCGCGTGTCCAGTCGCTCCTGATCGAGGTGATCGAGGGCGCGGGCGGCACGCCGACCGGCCTGCTCGGCGCGACGGTCGCGGACGAGAACATCGGCACCGGCACCGGCGTCCTGACGAACTTCACCGGCACCCTGGCCCAGCAGCGCGTGCTGGACGGCTCGGTGCGGATCGTCGCCGGCGGCACCCAGGTCAACGACCAGGCCCAGACGCCGAGCCCGGCGATCAACGGCGTCGCGACCACGTTCACCCTGACGCTGCCGACGGCGCCGGTGCTCGACGGCTCGGTCCGGTTCTTCTTCGCGAAGATCACCGACGTGATCGCCGAGTCCCCGGCCGTCACCGGCCTCGTCAACGGCGTCAACAAGGACTTCCAGATCGCGGCGCTCGCGCTCGCGAACGCGGTCTACCGTGAGGCCACGGTCTTCCGCATCCGCTACGCGGCCACCGCGCCGTCGTCGCCGGAGCTTCTGTTCACCGTCGGCGGCGTGGCGGCGACCCACGACCTGTCCACGACCCCGCTCTCCGACACGCCGGTTCACCCGGGCACCGTGTCGATCGCGGTGGACATGGACGGCTCGGGCCCGCAGGTCATCACGGACGACGCCGCCGGCAACCTGACCGGCACCGGCGGCGTGCTCCCGCTGGGCGGCACGATCAACTACGCCACTGGCGCCATGACCGGCGTCACCGCCAACCTCACGGCGCTCTCGACGGTCATCGCGACCTACAGCATCTCGAACGTCATCACCAAGCCGGCGTCCGGCGACAACATGGCCCAGGCCGTCCAGCTGGCCGGTTCGGTGGACCCGGCCGGCTACGCCGGTGGCGGTGCGGCGGCCAACTACATCAACCTCGTGAACTCGGTCACCGCGCCGACCGGCGCTGGTCTGATCCAGTTCCGTACCCTCGTCGCGCCCCTCTCGGGCACGACGATCTACGTGGACTACGTCCGGCTGGGCATCATCAACTCGTCCCTGGCCGGCGTGCTCTCGGGTGACGTGACCGGCATCGCCAACACGGTCAACTTCACCACCGGTATCGCGACGTTCACGACCAACGTCGCGCCGAGGACCGCCACCACGATCGACGCCGACTACCAGACCGGCCTGATCGTGACCGACAACGGCCTCGGCGCGCTGATCGGCAACATCGACGCCACCGGCAACAACACGATCGACTACGACACCGGCGCGTTCGACGTGACGTTCTCGTCGGCGCCGCTCGCCGGCACGGCGATCCTCGCCAACTACGACGTGCTCGACTCGTTCGTGGACTACCCGCTCACGGGCGGCGCGAACGGCTCGGCGATCGGCCGCAACGACATCTCGGCGATCGCGCTGGAACCGTCCAAGGCCGGCATCTACGCCCTCGACAAGGTCGAGGAACCGCTGAACGTCGTCGTGCCCGACTTCGAGGGCAGCGAGTTCGTCCAGTTCGACCTGGTCCAGTTCTGCAAGAACCGGCCGAACGCGCGCTATGCGGTCATGTGCTTCGCCAACGGGACGACCAAGGACGAGGCGATCCAGTACGTGCTGGTCACTCAGTCGTGGGACGAGAAGATCGGGGCGATCTACTACCCCAACATCTACTTCCTCAACGACCTGACCCAGCGGCCGGAACTGATCCCCGTCTCGGGCTTCGCGGCCGGTGTGATCGCCAAGACGGCGAACAACAAGAACATCGGCAAGTCGCCCGGCGGCATCGAGGACGGCGCGCTGGACGGCGAGGGCACGGTCGGCCCGGAGTTCATCCTCGACCAGGACGCCCGCGACGACCTCTACCAGAGCCGGATCAACCCGATCATCTCGTCGGTCGCGACCGGCCTGGCGGTCTGGGGTGTCCGGTCGCTCTCGCGCGACCAGCGGTGGCGGTACATCAACGCCCGCCAGCTTCACAACTACCTCATGTACACGCTCAACCTGAACCTCCAGTGGGCGGTGTTCGAGAACAACGGCCCCCAGCTGTGGGCCAAGATCGAGACGGCCCTCAAGGGCTACATGGGGTCGCTGTTCCGGCTCGGCTACTTCTCGGGCGAGACCGAGGCCGAGGCGTTCTTCGTCAAGTGCAACGCGACGAACAACAACGCCACGACGGTCTCCCAGGGCAAGGCGATCATCGACATCGGCTTCTCGCCGAACATCCCGGCCGAGTTCATCATCTTCACGCTCCAGCAGCCCGTCGGCCAGCAGGTCGAGGTCTAGGAACCCGGAAGCTAG